TTTGTACCCAAGACAATTTGGCTGGCGTTATAATCACGTCGCCAGCGCGGTTGGAACCCTGGTAATTGGATTTGTAATCCTCTTTAAGACCTTGCGCTTGTTCTCTTGTAATGTTTACCGTTCCATCGCCTGTAAGTATGCCACGGGCGCCCATGTTTTGCAGCATAGACAAAAGCGCTTGTTTTCCATCGTTTGACGTGGTTAGATCGCGGACTGCGGACCGCAAAGGTGAGGCGCCGTAAAGGTGGTTTGCCGTGCCAGCCGTGTAACTTAAATTAATGTTTTTTAGGTGTCCAACGTTATTGGCGCTTATCCGCTCGTAACCGTTGTACGTCAATCGGTATTCCTTAATCGGTTGATTTAGTCCGCCGCTTATAATTTCCATGAATTGCGCTGGCAAAGAATACAACGCAATAATTGGCGCGTTTGGTTGCTCGCCACGTCTAGCGCCGTAAATGTAAGCGTTGCCAGTAATTAGACGAAATGCGGCAATTTCTTTTAAAAGGTTATCCCAGGTTTGAAACTCATTTGGCTTTTTAAATAGACGGTCTAACTCAGGGATGCTAACCTCTTCCAATGCCCTTTCTTTAAATTGCTGAGCTTGAAATTTAGCACCAGAATTCTCAAAGCTGCCCGACATACTTTTATAGTACTTCAAAGCCTTTTGATCCTTTACTTCATAGACTACAATCGGCGCCGTGCTTACCTTGTTGATAATTAGGTTTATAATGGCGTAAAGGTCAGAGTTTAAATAAAGACCTTTCTCGATAAAATTTTGCGTTGTTGGTGCGGTCCAAATAACATTATTACCCAAGTAAGGGAAAACCGCGTTTAAATAGGTCGAATCTTTTTGGTTTAAACCTAGCGCGGTTTTTATTCTATCTAAGTAATTCATTCCGTTTTCTTTTTTTGTAAAAATAGGGTAATAAAATAAAAAAATGATTCAATATTCTAAACGTGCCAAAATTCTTGGCCACTAACCATTAATTCAGTAAATCCCCAAACCATTGCATCGACGCGATCAGGAGATTTGCCTTTGTCAGGCTCAAAGGTAACCATTTGGTTTTCTAGTATTGGAAAACTGCCAACGTGGAAAATTTTGTGCTGCTCATAAAGCGAATAAATTGGCTCGGCCCTTACATACTTACCCTTTGTTGCCGTTACAAGCTTAATTCTTGCGGTAGTATTTTGCGACCGCAAAACGCTTTCAACCATGTCGCCGCCTTGGTTTTTTTCTGCAACTATACAATCAGCGTTCCAATTTTTAAAAGCTTGCAATGATACGTTTGCCCATTCAGTTGGTGAATATTTACCGCTTAGGTCCTCGAGTACATATCCCTTGCCATTGGCATCGGTACCGCAAACAATTATACCAGTTTCGTCGCTATTCATGGAGGCGGTTGTCGCTGGATCAATGGCAACCACAATGCGCGAAAGGTCAGGCTTTGCGCTTACCCTTGCGCGTTCAATTATCGGTCGATTCCAAAGCAATCCCTCGGCATCGTCTAGCCATTTGCCTAAAAATAAATGCTCGTATCGGTGGAGGTTTTCTTGTTCAACGCGTTTTGCCTGGTCAATAAATGACTGACTTAAATTCTGTTCGTTGTCTAGGTAAGTTGTATGGATGTAGCTAGTATCGTCGCGCGTTAGCTTTACAAATCGGCCATAAATCCAATGGCTTTTATACGATGGATTCATTACCAGGATAACGCGGTTGGGTTTGTTAATTGCTCTAATTGATAAGTCGATGCGGTCAAAAACTTCCTCGTCCATTAACTCCTCGGATTCGTCGAGAATAAAAGTAGTAACGCCAGCGATTGATTTTAGGTTAGCCGTTGCCGTCCCTTGGCTGGTCTTAATTCCACGAAATAAAATCTTTGAGCCTGTCGCCTTGTTAATGATTTCCGACTGTGTTATTTCGAAATCGTCGGCCTTATTCATTAACTCAATCTTATCGATAAACTCAGGAATAATCGAAATAAACGCCGAGGTTAAAGTCCAACGCGTGAATAAAATAACGTGGCCCTCCTCATAAGTCAGGTTTAACAGAAACATCGACAATGTCCACGATTTCCCCGATCCACGGCCGCCAGTAATTAGGAAATAACGCGTTTTAGGCGTTTCTAAAAATAAAGGTTTGTATTTATCTAGTAACTTTATTGATTCCATTACTCGGTTTTAAGCCATTGAATTGGCGGAGTTACCTTATCGCCAAGACTTGTAACGTCTACCGATTGCTTATCGGTCCAATTAAATCTGTTTTTCATATTCATGTACCAGCCAGTATAATTAAAGTCTCTGTTTTCCAAGTTTTTACGACCTGACTTTGACCACCAAGCTTCAGAAATTAGCTTACCCATTTTTATGGTTTCCGAAAATTGTTCCTCTTCTTTAATCCAACGGTCCCAAAGGTCATTGGAAAAGGAGCCACGCCATTGATAAATCAAAGCTTTAATTTCAACGTCAGAGGCGCCCTCCTCATAAAGGCTAAGTATTTTTTTATACCAATCTTGTGGTAAATCAAATATTTCTTTTGGTCGTCCGCTCATGTTACAAAGTTATAAAAAAGTCTAACCGAAATTAGACCTTATCAAATACCATTATCGTGTATCCAAACCACGACGCATTTGTTGCGGCCTTTCTAATCTTTTCGCTATCGTTAAAATTAAATTTAAAGCCAAAATATTCTACTTCGCCAATAATGTAGTTGTTATTCTTGCAATTAACGTGTCCGCTTCCGCCTTGGCCCTCAATCGCCCAGCTTATAACCAAATGCTTTTTGGCGTGCTTTGTAATGTTGGCAAGAAATTGGCCCTCAAATTCAGCTGGAATATGTTCGCCAACTTCCAGCGACAAAACAACGTCAAACTTTTTGCCTAAATAAAACGGCTTGGATAAGTCTAGCACCTTGCCAATTCCACCGCTTAGCGTTTCTGTATTTGGGTTGCCGTCGTATGCCTCCACCTTATAGCCGTCAGCTTTAAAAGCTTTCGCATAGTCACCCATCCCACAACCAAAGTCGACAACTGTCTTAGCTTGTTTTTCTGCTAAATAATTGGACAAAGCCGCGGCAATGCTTCGGTCGTGAATGTGACCAGTTGCGTCCGTTGTCTCCCAAAATCCTAAATTGTTTATTTTCATATCTTTTTAAATTTTAAAAAAAAGCTTGAGCAAAACTCAAGCCTTTTAAACATCAACAAACCCAAAATAACTACATTAATATGATTGTTTGGCCAGTTGGCTCGCCTGTAAAACTGCAAAGTTTTCCGTTCCATTCAAAGCGAACCTCTTTTTCTCGGCCCTGATATGACGCGGCCAGCGTTCTAATTTGTCGTTGGACAAGCTCGATGCATTCAAATTTACCCTTGCCTTTATTAGACCAAGGCGACCAATTGCCGTCCCTTAGTCGGTATCTAATTTCTAACGAATAGTCGGTTTTAATTGGCTGAATTCTTGGCATCTTTTATTTTTATTACAACCTCCAAGCCAATTGCCTCGCAAATCTGTCTAAGTCTGTTTAGGCTTATGCTTTCCCAACCATTTTCCACCTGGTTAATTGGAGCCAAAGACAGTCCTATTTTGTCGGCCAATTGCTCCTGGGTGTAGCCAGCGGCTTTGCGTGCTTTTCGTATAAATAAACCCTCGTATATGCTCATCGTTTTAATCTTTAGGCAAATATAAGATTCCGATAATAATACAAGTTTAAAACAAGATTTTTGTTTAAAAAGGGACCAATTTATAAATGCCCATATGTATAAACTCCTCGCCTTTTTTTACCAGGCATTTGCGAACGTTCAACTCAAAAACGTTTTTATCGTTAAAGCCGTATTTTTTTTGCGCAATGTCAATAAGCAATTTAACTGGGTTGTCTAGATCGCTGGCCTTGTTGCTAAAGCCGAAAAAAAACTCAATCCTTAACATTTCTTTAGGGTCAATTTCTGCTTTTGGCAACATAAATGAAATCGTGCGCTCGTAATGCTTATACGCTTCGGTCTTAAAGCGCTTGCCTTGCCAAGCCTCGTTAACGCTTAGCGGTTTCTCATTTAACTTAAACTGGATCATTTACATTTTGAATAAATCCAAGACCAGGCCAAAGTCCACAAAGCCAAAGCTACTACAAAAAGCAGCAAACTAGAAACCTTTAGGAGCGCCAGTAGGGTAATCCCTACAAGCGCCGCAAAGATTGCGTACAAATCATTTTTTTTCATTTAGAAAGGTAAGTTATCGTTTTCCAAAATTCGCTTTTCTGTCGGCAAAGAGCTAATCTTTTTAAAATTACCTTCATTTTGATTTGCAACTTGTACAACTTCTTTTTGCCAAACTTGTAAATAGTGCGTTGGCTTACCTTCCACAATTTGCGGCTTTTCCTTAATGTCTAGGTTTACCCATTCAGCATCGTTGTCGTTCAGGTATTGTAAAAGTCCTTCCAAGTCTTTTCTTGATTGACTTACTTTCCAAATTTCTCCAAACTTGGTTTGGACTAGTTTTGCGTTTCCTCCGTAAATTTTTGACATAGTTGTTTTGTTTAAATTAATTGATCTAAATTTTTATCGTCCTTAATTGCCTGTAAAATAAACAATTTCCAAATCTTATTCTTTGTCTTGGCGCCAACTGTTGACTCTTCAACGTACCTGGTTGTCAATCGCAATTCCTTACGAACATCGCTTTCTATTTCTTGCACGTTAAACTCCCAAGGCCTTAAAATTCCTTTTTCTTG